CAGATGCACTATTTCTTTGATGACGCAGGAAATTCAAAGTTATTTAGCACAGGTAACTCTAAGATACTTTCAGGCACAACTACGTTAGTTGATGAGACGCCCTCTGGTTACACCATTGGTAACAACAACTGGAAGATGGTAAACTTTAACAACGCTGCTTACTTCTTCCAAAGAGGACAAGAACCTTTAATCTATACAAACACAGGCGGCTTAGAGACATTCGGAGACTACACTGGTGTTTCTACAAATGTCAAGTTTTATTGCCACGAAGCTTTAGCAGCCTTTGGTAGGCTCTGGATAGTTAATAACTCCTCAGATACTCAGACTATTTACTGGTCTGACTTGCTCATAGGGACAGATTTTACAGGAGGCTCCTCGGGGTCTATTAACCTATCTAAAGCATGGCCCGATGGTTTTGACGAAGTAAGGGCCTTAGCTGCTCACAACAACTTTCTGATAGTCTTTGGTAACCACAGCATCATAGTATTTAAAGATGCCGAAAGTCCTGCTATAATGTCCATATCAGATACCGTGGCGGGCGTCGGCTGTGACTGCCGTAACTCCGTACAGTACACAGGAACCGATGTGGTCTTCTTGTCTACTAACGGATTAAAGAGTTTTAAGAGGACAATACAAGAAAAGTCTATGCCTATGGGCGACTTGAGCTTAAATATTAAGACAGAGTTCCTACAGGCGGTAGAGGCAAGGACAGCGCCTACAAATTCTGTTTACAGTCCTGAGAACTCTTTCTACCTAATAGCGTTTCCAGATCAGAACACAACATACTGCTTTGACTTAAAAGGCCAACTAGAAAACGGAGCCTATAGAGTCACTAGATGGCCCTCAGTATCTTTTGAGTCTTTTGAGAGAAAGAAAGACGGCACTGTATACATAGGATCTAGTAGTGGGGTAGGAGAGTACAGCGGCTACTCTGATAACGGAAATTCGTATCGCTTTAGATACTATAGCCCCGGACTAACCTTTGGTGACCCTTCAAAGCTTAAGATACTTAAGAAGATACGACCTACCATTGTTGGTGCTAATAGCGCCATGGTGTTTATTAAGTGGGCTTATGACCTAGGTACTAACTATAGAACGCAAGAGTATACCATAGGTAATCAACAGCCCGCTTTCTATGGAATATCTGAGTTTAATATAGGTGAGTTCACGGGTGGTGAGCTTGCCTCTAGGAGGCCTGTAAACACAACAGGCGACGGCACTGTTATAACCATCGGCATGGAATCAGACATTAACGGTTTTCCTTTGTCTCTTCAAGAAATCAACGTACTAGTACTTATAGGTAAAACATTATGAGCAATTATATAGTAACGACGGACTTTGCAGCCAAGGACTCTCTGCAATCAGGTGATCCTGCAAAGATCATCCGTGGCTCAGAGTTTACCACAGAGTTTACAAATATAGCAACCGCTATTACATCTAAAGCCAACACAGCCAGTCCTACGTTTACTGGGTTAGTCACGGCTTCTACTTTAACAGTCGCAGGGACGCTTACAGCGAATTTGATTGACGGAGGAAATTACTAATGGGTTTCTTATCAAATATATTAGGCGGAACAGCAGATGAGTTTTACAGTTCGCTACCTCCAGAAATTAGGAACCTCTATGGAACCTACGGTGAAGATGGGCAGTACGTCTCAGGCATTCCCCAGTTAACTGCGCCTGATATGACGTTCCAGCCCTTCACTGTAACTACAGGGGGCTTAGGCAATATAGCCACAGCAGCAGATGGGAGTACAACATTTAACCTGAGTGAATCTCAGCGGGCTATGCAGGATCAACTCTTAGGCGGTGCCTCGGACTTCTATAGGAACGCAATGCAGGACACCGCTGGTAGAGAGACAGATATATACGACCGTCTCAGGGCTACCCAGAGGCCTGAGGAGATGCAGCAACAATTAGACTTAGAAGAACGACTGTTTGCCCAAGGTAGAGGTGGTGTATCCACTAATCAATACGGAGGTACGCCAGAGCAACTTTCGTTAAACATGGCGAGAGAAAGAGCCAAGAATGAAGCAATGTTTGGAGCCATGAGTCAAGCCCAGCAAGAGCAGATGCAGCAGGCCAACTTAGGTGGCATGTTCCAGCAACAAGGCTATGCTCCACAGGCTAACTTAATGAATGCCTTAAGTGCAGGTATGCCCGTTGCTGATATGGCTGATGTAGCACGTAGGCAGCAAGGGGAGTACGATCTACAAGCTCAGTTGGCTAACCTTCAGGCAGACATGGGATCTAGGACAGGTCTTGCTGATCTGTACTCAGGACTCTTTAGTAGCGCCACAGGAGCCTTGGGTTCTGCGGGTAAAACATTACTTGACTTTATCTTAAACAGATAAACGGAGGACTAAACATGGCTCAATATCCAAACATAGGCGGTATGCTAACTAGCGCAGGCGCAAGGCAAGGACAGCAGCTTGGGGGTGCCTTCACGGGTTTAACTCAAAATTTAATGAAGCCTGTAGACAGCATGATTGCCCGTAAAAGACAAGAGGGTGCAACAAAGGAAGTCCAAGATTTCCTAGCGGCTAACAAAGATGACCCTGCTGCTTTGAACGCCGAGGCTGCAAGGTATGCCTCCATGGGTAACGATGCTGTAGCTAGGGTGTTTACTGAGGCTGCTCAGAGGGCTGTAGAAAGGTCTACTAGAAGAGGAGAGATTGCCGACAAGAGTAGAGAAAGGGCAGATACTCGTGCGGAAGCCGTGGGAAAGAAGGTGGACGCACAGGGCGCAGAGCTTCAGAGGTATCGGCTTGAGCAGAATGCTATGAGTGTTGCTAGGAAAACCATTAAGGACCCTAATCGACTTGAGGCTACCGAGGCTAGACTTAAGGACGCCACTGCTGAAGAACTTAAGACTTTCTTAACTGACGCTGGTAAAGTTAAGAAACCTGAGAAGCCTAATAAACTAGAGAAAGTAACTAAAGAGATTGTAGAGAATGGAGTAGTAAACACTTATACTATCTTCTACGACCCATCAACAGGTACAGAAGTCAATCGTGTATTGGTAGGCGAGTCTAAACCTGAGAAAGGTAATAGAGAAGGTGACGGGAGAACACAGTTTACTGCGGGTGAGCTTAGGCTTATTGACGATAACAACACTCTAACATACAAAGCTAATCAAAGAGAACAAGAGACCCAAAGACTTCTTGACGAGGCTATAGAATTTAAAGAAGCAGGTACTTTAGGTATTGGAGGTGTTTTAGGGCAGGTAAGAGACTTTGCTATTCAGGACATTGCAGGATTAGGAACAGCCGTAGACATCCATAAAGCTAAACTTAATGAGGTTCAGTTTCAGCGGGCTGTCGCGCTTCTTCCTCCGGGTCCTGCATCTGACAAAGACGTTGCACTAGCTTTGAACTCATCTATCAACCCTAAAAACTTAAATGCAGAACAGCGTGTTTCTTATCTACGAGGCATATCTAAACTAGCAAAGATAGAGGCAGAATATTATAGAGGAAAACAAGAGTGGATTACAGCAACAGAAGATCCTACGGCAATGGGTTACGAGAAGCAAGCCAAAGTTGACATGAACTCTAACTACGTTGAGGACCTGAGGACAGAGAATCCAGAAGTTACAGCACTGCTAGATGAGGATTTAGCACTTGCGGCAGAGTATGCTGCTAACGGTCAGCAGGAACTAGCGGAGGCTGTTTTGGTGTCTGCTAGAGAACAAGACACTATAGGATACTTTGATGCTATAGAGTCTCGTTTTAGTGCTGAGGAAGACTTAGCGGAGTATAAACAAAAGAAGGGCTACACGTTTTAGGAGATTTAAATGTCTAATGCACTTTTGAACCAAGGTAACAGGGTTTCACAGGATAGGGAAATTTATACTGACCCGTCCAGTGTGCTGTCTGAGGACGTTATAGCTGAAAGGAACGCTAGATATTCTAACGCCTATAATAACGACAGTAAAACAAAAGAAGAGCTAGAGGTAGAAGAAGCTGCTTGGTCTTCCGATGACTCTTTAGCTTCCGCCCAAAGGTTCTTCTCTAGTGCAGCCTTAGGATGGGGTGACGAGATGGGCCTGTGGACAGCGGCGGCAGCGGCTTCTGTAGCAACTGGAGTACCTATCTCTGAAGTCTATGCTGATATGCGTAAAACTTACGATGCTAAACAGGATGCATTTAAAGAGAGACAGCCCGGAGCAGCGCTGGCTGCTGACGTAGCGGGTTCTATAGCATCACCTGTAAATGCCCTGAGAGTCGCGCAAGCAGCTACAAATCTCGGGCGTGGGGCGCAAACAGTAGGCCGCGTAGCTACTGAAGGAGCCGTGTACGGCGCGGGAGAGGCCAAGGAGGGAGAAAGGCTCTCTGGCGCTGCTACAGGAGCAGGCGGTGGTTTATTGGCCTACGGTGCTCTCAGAGGAGCCGCTAAGGGTGTAGGGACGGGAGTTAACGCATTAACATCTCGGAAGGTTGCAAAGCCTTTAGTTAATGAAGCTGGGGAGTTCGTGCCGTTAACTTTGGCTGCTGAAGGAGATGGGGTAGTAGAGTCTACGATACAGAGATTTTACAAAGGTGTTATAGCGCCTGTTTCAGGAAATATAAAGAAACAGGAAGAAGCTATAATAGGATCATCAGAAGAACTTAAAGAAGGTCTTACTAAGTTTGCTAAACAGGTAGACGAAGGCCTTGAGATAGCTACCAAGAAGGCTGATAACGATATAAAGCTTGCTTCTGATGCTTTAAAAGAGACAGGTGAAGAACTAAAGAATTTAAGGACAAAACAGAGTAACGATACTATAGCCTCTTTAAACGAGAAGTTAAAAGTCCTTAAGAACACCAAAGCAAACCAGTATGTAGCTAGGGCTACTCAGCAAGCGACACAGAATCAAAATGCTCGTAGGTCTGTCTTTAGAGACCAAGCGTTTGCTTCTGCCATGCCTGCTAAAGCTTCAGCGGATGATATACAGCGCATAGGATCTATAGAAGACATTGGGCAGAGGATCAGAGCATTAGATAAGATGTGGGCCAAGGATGGTTACTCTATGATAAAGGGTAAGAAGATTAGGGTTCCTGCAAATCAGTTTGCTAAAGATATTTCAGAGGGCATACTAGAAGATCCTGTGTTTAAAGTACTAGCTCCTGACATTGGTAGCAGCTTTAAGAAGAATGTCCTGAAGACGTTAGAGAGTGTGGATAAGTTTAGAGACAAAAGTGGCAGGATAGACGGCGATGCTTTAGCAACCATTAGGTCTAGCTTAGGTACTTGGGCTTCTGCGTCTAGCGACTATCAACTATCTCGTGCTTACCGAATGGTACAGAGTAAGTTAGACGATGTAATCAAGAAGCAGCTTACGGGCGATCAACTTAAGGCCTTTAATAAAGAGTCTGGTAACTGGAAGTCTACTATTCTTCTTAGGGATGCTGTGGAAAGCACTAGAAACACTGCTCTTAAA